GTCACCACTCACACAGCGCTGCAAGTACTCGCCATGCCGCTTGCCTACCAACTGCTTTTTAGCATTCATGCGGATGCCCATCATCCGTTGGACCTGAATGTAAACGGCAGCTTCTTCCCAAGTTCCCACCTCAGCAAACTCGTCATCGCCTGACTCGCTCACACCAAAATGGAGGCACCGTAGCCCAAGACGCTCAACTTCAGCAAGGCTGATCTGTCGGTCGATCTCGTGGTCACTTGTGTTGTCCCAGGTTGTTCCCCGATGCCCAGAAAACATACCGGTGAAGACGCGGTAATTCTCGCCTTCAAAGCGCACAACACTGCGCTTGAGCCCATTGGCCACAAAGTGGCAACTTGAGCTACGCTCTTTGCTGGCCTCGCCGTCCAGCTTGCTAAAAGCGATTGCCCTAGCCCGCCACATCACCTCCAACTCCCATAAGGTGTGTTGCCAATTCTGATTGTCGAGGTCAGCGCTGATCTTGATACTATTAAGATTACTAGCACTCTCGATCCAACGTCCTATGACATCAGGCCGCTGTGTGGCCGCCATACCACCGAAGTTGCCACTGCCTTCCATTCCGCGCAGGGCATGATCAGCAACGGCTGTGGCCATGTCGCCAGTTGCGATCAAAGTACGAGCACGATTCTTGGGTTCGGGCTTCGTGCTAGCCCTTCCATAATTGATTGGTAGCTTCGTGAACCCATCACAAAGCCACTCCCAAGGCAGCGATGACATGACTGCCTTCTTGCTTGGGCGATCACTCGGTGCACCACGATCAGAGCCACGGCCAGTCACATCAAGCAGGGCGCTACAACTGCTGCTTCCGGCAGGAGCCGAGACAGCTCGCATGTCCCATGCCTCACGCAGAGTGCGGTGGTCATTCCGCCTACTGACACACTGGCACGCATGGTCTGCTAAACGCTGAGCCCAGACTTTATACTCCTCCTCGAAGTCAGCCACCAAGCACCGCTTCAATACCGGTCTACAAACACGGTCCAGCCGCTCGCCCTCGTAGTCAGCCACCGTCGCATGACGGGCACACGCTGCTCCGACCTTGCGTAATTGCAACCAAGCGTCGTCCTTAAGGCGACCCACCATCGCAGCTCGACGGATCAATATGCTGCACTCCGTATCCCACGTCAACCACTGCTTGAGGGACATGTGGTGCAGATCGAACCGCTCAAGCTCACGGCGAACCACGGCAGATAAACTGCTGAGCCAAATCAGGAATGCGCACTTCATCTGCTCGGCTGCGTTGCAAGCCAGACGCCACTTCTCCAATCCGCGGCCGCGCGTGGCGTAGCGGGCCATTTTGAGTGTGCAATTGATGGGCATCCCGCCTAACTGGATGTTCTCCATCGGTTCGTCCCAGTCATCAGCAGGAGGTGCACACATATTAACCTCCTCGCAGACGGACTGCAAGTCTTCCACGCTGACAGCCCCTGGGACAGCGGCCAAACGATCCCATGCACGCGAAGGGGCAAAGAGCCCCTTCCAAATGCACATGCGGCTCCAGCGACGGGAATCACTATCCCAAGACCGTACACAACGCACAGACTTGGGTGACAGCAGCGAAGTCATGCTGCGGCCCAAACTCTTACTATGATCGGCAGGAGATGGAACTGCTTCCTTACACCAGCAGTGTCCATCCCCGCAACCACGGAACTGACGCTGAATCAAGCCGCGTACGTACTCCAGCGGTGACTCGTCCCCTGTCCGAGCGACGATGCGCGCAGCCATGGCTGTTGAAGCATCCTCATCGTCCAGGAGGACTCGCAACTTGTTACTGTATCCTATCACCTTCCAGTAATGGTGCCGTTGCAAGA